ATTCTGTCTTTTGGGTTCATACGGTATAGGCATTTTCATTAATAAATCAGCCATAATTATATTTTTTTAAAATTTTTTGTTTATTTAATAATAAATATAGTGCTAAATAAAAATTTTTCTATTTACTTTTATTTTTTTAAAAATTATATATTATAATATAAGGGTTAAATTAATTATTATTTCTTACTTATTACTATTTTCTTTGTTTTATTATCTGATGTATCATAAATAACAAAATGAATTTCAGGATATATTTTAGATAATTGATTTCTAATAAATTTTTCTACTTCTTTAATATTCTTAGGGTCATCATCTGAAAATCCAAATGATATTGATTTATGTCCACTATTAATCCAATACTTAATATCGTTTGATATTGTTTTAATAAAATTAGATATAGCTACCTTTTTAGCGTGTTCTGGCTTAGCAGCACTACTTGTGACATCTAAATTAAATTTTTTCCCAAATTCTTCGGATGAAACAGGATAATACTCACCTTTTTCATCTAAATATAAATCTATAATTTGATTATGATCCAAATCATTTATTTTTGATATAAAATTTTTACTAAATCTTTTTTCTTTAATAAAAGAATTAATAATATTTTTAACCATTTCTTTTTTTTCTTTTTTAGAAAAAATTAAATCTATAAATAATTTAACACCTCTTTTTATTACACTTGGTTTATGTCCTCTAGCTGTATTAATAGCAAATGGATTACCATAAAAAAGAACTTCTTTAAATTTTTTAGCACTTGGTGCAAATTTTTTATTTTCTACAGCCCATTTTAAATCTCTAAAAAAAGGTTCAGCTTCTCTAAAGTTAACAAAAGCATCTTTAATGCTATTATTTCTTAATCTATAATTTGGATTATTTCTTTCTTTGGCAAATTCTTCAGTTGATAAATCGATAGGAACCCACTGATTACCATTTTTATAATCCATTTTAATTTTAGTTGGCATAAAAAGTATGTTGTCATCCCAATCTTGCATATAAACTCTAAGATTGTTTTCAACAATTTTATTTATCTTCCTTTCAAGTATTAATTTTTGTTTTTTATTTAACATAGTATTATACTTAATAATTATTCACAAATATACTAAATAAAATTAATATATAAAAAAATGGGGGTTAATAACCCCCATTTTATATTCTATGATATTAATTATATATCCTCGAATGAAGCACCAGTTGGTGTAATATAGAATGTAATATCTATAAATTCTAATGAACGTGTTGGTTTAATATAAATTTTACCAGTCATTTGATTTCTATCCAAATCTGCAGTATCAGAAGAAACTGTTACTCTAAAGTCAAATAAACCTCTATCTCTTCTAATCGCATCTAGAATTGGGTTAACAGCATTTAAAAAGTCTTGTCTTACTTGTTCATCATTTTGGTCAAATAATAATCTAACAGAGACTGCTGAAATTAATTTACGTGCTTGTAATAACAATCTTCTAACATTAATCCTATCAAGAGCAGACTCTTTAATTTGTAAAGTCTTATTACCCCATATAACAGTTCCTACATCGGAGAAAGTAGCTATTGGATTTATTCTTCCTTGATATAATGTATCTCTATCTTCTTGAGTTAACTTTTTACGAGCTTTAATTGAATTAACTAAACCACGAGTATAACCAGCTGCTGCAAACCAAGGAAATGCAATATTATCAGTTAAAGCTAAGTTTCTTGTGACTTCAGCTGTTGGTGGTAAATAAATTTGAGTATTATTTACACTATCTCTAGTTAAAACCCAAGGATAATAAGTTGCTGTATAGTTTGAGTCTATACCACTTTCTTCTAAATTATCAACAGCTTCTTGTGGATATATTAGATTATCAACACCAGTTGTTGATGGTGAGAATAGATTATAATCTGGTGATGTTGTAATATATAATGAGTCAGCTCTTTCAAACTCTATCATTTCTATAGCTTCACCAACCAAATCACCATTATTAACATAGTCAATTCCAGGTGTTGCAAAAACATTAATGTTTACAGATTCTGGATTGGCAAATGTTCTAATACCTAACAAATAAGCATAATAATCTGTGTTTCCATATTGTATAGTACCATCACCAACCGCAATTTGTTTAAATGAACCCCATCCAGTAGCATCTGGGTATCGGTCAGATGGACAAGCTCCATAAAGGAATCCTTGACGACCTAAAACATATCTATCACTATTTGTTCTATATTCTCTATATATATCCCAACCATCAAATCCTCCTTGAACCATTAAGGTGTATTTTCTAGAGAAAAGTCTATAATAAGGACTTGTATCTGATGTTGGCTCTGATGAGAAAGTAGCATCACCAACAAAGAATCTAGGACTTCCATCTGTTACAGAACCATCCTGGATTTTAATACTTGCAGCATCTTTATCCATGTGGAATCCTCTAGTCATATAATTCCAATTAGATCCTTCTAAATCACAAGTTGTTAAGGTATTTTGTTTACCAACATATTCAAAGAAATCAGAATCATAACCTAAAGTATTTGAGAATCCTAAATAAGTTCTTCTAACGTTATCACCACTACTTAAAGTTGTATTGTCAACACCGCTAGACAAACCAAATGGTGGATTCCAGATAACTTCACCTGGGAAATTGTATTTTGTTTTGTATATTGGATATGGTGGTTTTGCACCAGCATATTCTCTAAATACGTAACCATCAAACCCACAAGGTAATGCGTCAGTTGGTGCATCTTCATTCATTTCAACAGTTATAAATTTAGAATTTAGTTGGTACTCACCATCTAAAGTTCCTATTTTTTTAGCTATAAAGTTATTTTGAGATGGATCCATAGAACAGTTTGTAAACTTCTCTAGTACTACTGGATTTGAGTCTGTATCAAAATAATCCCTAACAAGAACACTAAACGTTCCATTATTAAATGAAATATCAAAAATAGATATTTTTACATTTGTATTTGCCGAATTACCATCTGCTATAGTGTAAAACTTAAATAGATTAAATACTTTATTTCCTCTTAATTCAGATACAACCCAAGGAGAATTTGGTGTTTGATATCTATCTAAATACCACCCAATTGATGTTGATGAATTACTTTGTGCTGAATCTAAAGATATTAAATCAGAACTCAAACCTCTAATATATCCTTTTCTATATGAATAATTAAGAAACGCTTGAAATCTTTCTTCTAAGAATAAAGGTACAACATTTCTAGGTTTAGAAAAATTAGAATTACCAAATACCTTAGCAATATATTCTGAAGCACTAGAACTAAATGATGTTTCAAAAGAAAAATCAGCACCACTTGAGTTTTTAACATTTATTAAGAATGTTGCATATGGATCTTTTGTTACTGCAGAGTAAGCTCCAGACATATCCAAACTAACATCATTTAAATTATTAACTTCATATGTTGGTACATTACTATCACTATAAGTCGCAATACCTCTAGATCTTAATGTTGCAACAACAACATCATCATAATCTGAATATGTATTACCAGTATAATAATATATTTTACCAACAACAGTACCTGAATAACAGTCGATAACTGGTGCTTCAGTAGTGGTTGTAGTAGTAATAGGAACTGGTGTAACACAAGGATCTGTGGTTGTTGATGATGTGGAGGAAGTGGATGTTGTTGATGTTGCTGGATTTATTAAAGTTAAATTTTGAACTATTGTCCAAAAAGAAAATCCAGTATAATTACCACTACCATTTGGATCAAATAACGCATAATACCAAGCGTCATTTAAATCTGAATCTAAAGTATTTGCACTAAAAACTAAATTTGGTACTTCATATACATTAGTTTCGCCTGTAAAACCCATTGAAGTCATATTAGTATAATCACCACCATCTATACTACCAAAATAACTAATATTTTCATCTTCGGCTATTATTGGGACTGGGTCATTAATTGTATTTAATATCAAATCCTTAATACTACTATCAATAGATGTTGTGTCACCATTAAACAGTGTTGTTTCCTCATTTAGAATACTTTCAATAATACTTGGGAAAGAATCCAAATAAGATACTGTATCAACAGAATTTGTACAAGCGGTAAAATCAACATTAAAAGATGATGTTTTAGCTGAAGAACATACAAATTCACAATCTACAACACTTCCAGTTAGACAATTTACGTCAATAGTTGTTGGGTCAACATTTGCTACAGTTTTAATTGACCAAGATGGTCCTGCATCATATCCAGATAAACCCAAAACCCTAGTTACAAATAATTGATTTGATTGTTGTAAATACGATTTAGCTATGTACGCTGCTTCATATTTAGGTATTTGAGTATTAACAAATTTAGTTGGTGACGTACCCCCAAAATATGTTTGGAATTCATCAAAATTTCTTATAAATATAGGTTCGAAGGCTGGACCTGTTTGTGTCTCACCAACAATACCTAAAGTTGTAACACCAACACTTTGAGCCACAAAACTTAAGTCTACTTCCGAAGTGTAAACCCCTGGTGATACAAATACTTTACTATTAGTTGCCATATTATTTTATTAATTTATTTTTTATTTCTATTATAAATATTATCAATTTTTGTAAAAACTTTACTAAAAAAAAACTATTTATATTTTAGTATGATTTAATTCTACCTTTTTTCTACCTATGGATAATAATGTAAAAAAAATAAAAAATTTAAAAATTTCAATAGAAGTTCATGATGTACTAAAAAAGTATTGTAACAAACGAGGTATAAAAATGTATAGATTTTTAGAAAATTTAATTATAGATAAATGTAAAGAAAAAAAAGATATTTATGGTGAAGATTAGATTACATTCTGCTGGAAAATCATTTGAGAACTTTCACTAATATTTGTTTTTACAATTACTATCTTTATAGTGTCATTAGTGTTTAATTGTATTTCACTCAAATCAGTACCATAAAAATCATTATTAATATACACAGTGTACGTTTGAATATTTGAAGTATTTGTTAAAAACAAATCAACAGTATATTCTATTGTTAATACTTTTTCATTTTCATTTTCATCAAAATTAAATATTAATTCAGATGGTGTAATATCTTTTTTTCTTTTACCTCTTTTTGAATTTCTTGTATCAGTCTCGTATATTTGAAAAATTCTATTAACTGCTGGCTGAACCTCAAACTCATCTTCATCAATCAAAAAACCCATCATAGTAAATTCATATTTTTGTATATAAAATTTTCTTTTTTCCAAATCTAAAATAGATTCGTCCGTATTACCATCAAATTTAATTGGTATATAATGACCTTTTATAGTTTGATATGATTGTAATGAAGAAAATTTTGTCAATACATTTTGATTGAACTTATTTAATTCACGCATTCT